TTTCATATTCTTCCCATGTGTGTGGCTGAGCTATTTTATAACTGGTTGAAGGGAGTTCGCAACCAAACATTTTAGCAATTTCTTCAGCAAAAAATTCGTTTACAATAGGATTAAAAAATTCTCTACTATATTTTAAATTGCTGTTCGCACTGATAATGTCAGCAAACCAGTCGGTTCCTGTATTTGGTAATCCTAACATCATATACGGTTTGGAGTTAGTTTGCATCATCATGGCTAAATCTCTTTGGTTAATTTATTGGCTTTGACTATAGCCGATGCTACCGTTTGGTCTATATCAAGATATTTGTATTCTCCTAATCTTCCACCAAAAGTTACATTGCTCATTTCTTTTTTTAGGTTGAAATATCTGGCGTATAATTCTGAGTTTTGTTCATTCCTTATAGGATAATAAGGCTCTGGGTTATCTTTAAATGATATGGGATGGTCGTAAGAAACAACAGTGGGCTCATGCCTTCCAACAATCAAAGTGTCATGTTTTGGAGTTCTTTTGTAAAAATGTTTGTGTTCCACACTTCTCAAAAATGGTACTTTCAAATCCACATGATTAAACACTGCGTTTCCCTGAAAGTCTCCTTGATATACTTTGTGCTCAAATCTGAGTGTGTTGTATTCTAACTCTCCAAATTGATAATCAAAGAACTTATCAACTGGACCAGTGTAAACCAAATGATCTGCGTAATCTTTCCATTTATCTTTGATGGAAAAGAAATCAACTCCGAGTCTGACTTCAATGCCGTCTAACATATTTTCTACCATCTTGGTATATCCTTCTTTTGGAATACCTTGATACTTAGTCACGAAATAGTTTTCGTCATATGTTAGTCTTATTGGCAATCTCTGTATGATTGAACTCGGTAATTGACTAGGTTCTTTCATCCACTGTTTCTTGGTGTATCCATAGATGAATTTCTCATAGAGTTCCCTGCCAACTTTATCTAAAACCCACTCCTCGAAGTTTCTGGGGTTTTCGCAAGGAATTCTGACGCTGTTGAGCTTTTGAAGAGCCTCTTCAGGTGTAACTACTCCCCACATCTGATGTAAAGTCATCATGTTGATAGGAAATGAGTAAACTTTTCCATCAGATAAGACCTTTGGCTTGTTGATAAAATCTTCGATTTCTGAGAATCGCTTGAGAAAGGACCAAACTTCTTCACTTTGAGAATGAAGAATGTGAGCACCGTAGGAACTGACTATTATGCCATTGTCCCATTTTTTATCATAAGCGGCACCAGCGACATGAGGAGATTTGTCAATAACTAGACAAGTTTTTCCAGCATCAGTAGCTTTTCTTGCAAAAGTGGCACCGAAGAAGCCAGCTCCTACTATAAGAAAAGAATATTTGCTCATTATTTTACCTTTACTCTAATGTAGTATGGAAAAATTTGATCTACAAGATATAGTTCCCATTCTAAACAAACAGCTCGATTTGCAACTCATAAGCGGCAAGACTCTTTTGGATCGACTCTCTCTTATTGATGAAAGTTCCCGTCGAACAGCAGCTTATCTAGATCACCGGTACGCTCCTTTTTACTACCATCTAGGCAAACATATCCGCCCAGAATGTGTAATGGAAATAGGATTCACGTTAGGTTTGCTTAGCGCAAGTTTCTTTACTTCTTGTAAAACGGCAAAAAAGTTTTTGGGTTATAAAACGAGTAATTCTGAGTTTGCTCCAACTCGTATTGGAAAAGCCAATATAAAATTAAGATTCAAGGGTGAAGTAAACTTTTACAACGGGAATTTGTTCGACCAGGAATTTCTCGACATATTTTCACCAAATTCCTGGGATGTAGTAATACTTAATGATGAGACGGTTTACGACAAACATTTAGAATATTTGGATTTTGTGTGGGCTCATTTGAGTGAGCATGGTCTTATAATTGCCGAATATATTGATCGCCACATCCCTGCAAAAGATGCTTTTTTTGCATTTTGTGAAAGCAAAAACCGAAAACCCGTAGTGTTTGACACCAGATATGGAACCGGAATACTTCAAAAATAAGGATGAGCAAAATGAACAAAGAAGAATTGATGGAGTTCCTTAATCGGGACATAGAAAATATGCGTTCGTTGAATTTCAGCGAAACTTATATCAAATCAATAGTTGAAAATACAAGCAAGTGGGCGAAAGTAGGGTTGTTGGGTGGCATCAAAGACCCTCATATTGGACGCACAATAGCCACTTTATTGGAAAATCAGCTGTTATTTAACGAGCAATGGCCACCGGCTGGAGCTGATTTGATCCCAAAAGGGGCCACAACTGATTACCTCTCGGCGAATTGGTGGATTAGTCAATGGAAAAGAGTCAGTATACCTGTTGTCAGAAGAATCTTTGGCGAAGAGTTTGTAGGGCATCATTTAGTTTCTGTCCAAGCAATTAAAAGTGCTCAAGAAAATGCTTATTTGATTGGGTTCGATGGTAGAACGATTCCATTTATAATGGAATCTAATACTCGACCTTTATATTCTGTTTGGGAAGCACCTACTGCTAAACTTGATGACGACGGAAAAATGATTTATTCAGAATTTCGTGGTCAGAAATATCAATTGGGACTGGATGCAGAATGCGAAGCAACAGCCGTTCTTGCCGAGAATATTTGCAACGAAATTACGAGAGAAATTATTCGTGATTTAGCCACAAATGCTGGCAAGTCAGCGGTTTACGAATATAAAGATGAAAATCATCTTCTTTCTTTGATTGAAGGCATGAGTGCTTATATTGCAATTAAGTGTAACAACCGAGAAGCTACCTGGGTGGTGACGAGTCCCAAAATAGTCAAATTATTGGGCGAATTTATAGAGCCGACCGAAACTTCGTATAAGTTACAATATGGCGTCAATAAAATTGGTGTGTTAAACAAAAAATGGCAATTATTTGAAGATTCTTCTGCTCCAGATGGAAATATACTATTGGGGCTAAAAGATCACAGAAGCCATTATTTTTCTGGTTATATTTATTCTCCATATTTACCTGTGAATCCGACTCCTGCTTGGAAAACGGAAAGCCAAGAACAAAAGAGTCAAATGTTATCTCGCTACGGTAAGCGGATTTTGAACCCTGGTTTTTATGGCACAATTAAAATTGAGAACTTGCCAGAAACCACTCTTTTAGAAGATAAGCCGGAAGATACTAGCGAAAGTGAGGAATAATGGGATTTGAAGTAACTTATCACTTTCATGAAAAAATAGAAGGTGATTATAACAAGGATGAGAAAAAGACCTTCAAAAAGAAAGTAGGCGATCCTTTTGAAGAAGTATCACTTGAGAAATTAGCTGGAGCTGTTATGGCGCAGTTAGCTCGACGTGATGTATGGATCGTTGACATAGAGGTTTTTGAACTATCCAAAAAGCCTATTTCTTTCAAAGAAACTAAGGGTGGGATAGTTCTTAAGAACAAAAAGTTCCTGTTCGATGGCGGCGGGGAAGATTCTTCGACTGTGATTGTGCAGGATATGGTTCAATCTCCTACTCCGCAACATTTCCCTGTTCAGCAGATTTCTCCTAGTGGACAGCAGCATAATCAGGGGCAATTCCAAAACCCCTCGATGGGAGTGAGCCAACAGCCTCACGAGCAGGGTCGTCCTCGTCGCCCGATAGATTGGGTAGTCTTTTCTCCGGAATTACACTTGATGCCGGAAATCAGGCAGAAAAATCTACGACTCACTCCCGACAAGAAATACCCGATATTCGAGAAAAAGGATGCTGGGCATTTGGGCGAAATATATGTAATGCAGGACGATACCGGACGGGAACAATCGGTTTCAGACAAGTATTTTATTCCTGCAAGCGTGAACTTGGTCGCAGATCGAGAGCTTGGTTTCTCTCAAAGTTCTCAGCAAAAGGATGGCGGTAAGTTATATTGGGGCGGTGCAAACAACGAACCCGATATGCCAGATATTCGCCGAAGATAAATTTCTACAAAAAGCCCAGGAATAAAAACCTGGGCTTTTTTCACATCTCAAACTCGATTATCTTCATAATAGCAATGCGTCCTTAGCTGACGCCGGATATATCTGGAGATAATTATGTCTAAATCGTCCAAGCAAAAAGATAAAAAGAAAAAAGAGCGAGAAAAGCTCGTCAAAAAGAAAATGCTCCTTCAACGGGAAGCAGCTCACAAAGAACGCAAATTGGTTCTCAAAGAAAAAGAATTGGAACAGACAGCCCAATACATAGCCCACGGTAAACCACAGCCATTTATCAAAGACCCCGCCGCACTTGCCCGTAGAGAGGCGATCAGGGCTCGAACTGTATCCAACAAGCTCAAACAAAACATGGAAGTCCTAGAGGCTCTGGAGCGTGAATATGAGGCTGAACAGTCCGCCAGATCAGAAATGAATGCAAAGTTGGAGTCTGAAGGGCATAAAACGATGCGGGAAAAGATGGATGCTCTACACCAGAAAGCTCTCAATATAACTGGTAAAGCGGAATCTTTGGCAAAAGCCACTGAAGAATATGCTGAACAACATAAAGATGATGTAGAGCCTACAAATACATCTCATGTCGAAGAATCTGGAAAAATTAACTAAAGCTATTGAGCGACCTGCCGATATAACTTACAAGAACTTAACGACAACTAACTTTGGTTGTCGTACAAAACTGACTATTGAATAACTGGAGCTACTAATGTCAACTGAATTTGAAGGACTTGATCTCTCTGAAATGCAAAACGAGTTCGAGAGAGTTAATTCCGAACCGGGTGGTTTCAATAGAGATGAATTCTTACAAAAATTCGTCCGCCTTCCCGAGCGAGATGGCTATACCTTAATGCGTATTCTTCCACGCAAAAAGGGTGCTAAACACGTTGCTGCAACTCGGGTTCACACCCTCAATAACCCTACAACTAATGAAAAGCGTACCTTTCACTGCCCCAAGGTTCTTGTAAAGACCGACCGAGGGGAACGATGGCAGGGCGATTGCATTATTTGTAAGTATTACTCTGACCTCTGGCAAAAATCGGAACCCCTGAGCGGCAAAGCCCAGGAAGACCTCCAAAACCAAGCCAGAGCCATTAAGCCAGTCGAACGATACTACTACAATGTCATCGTTCGTGCTGAAAAAGACTTCAAGACTGGCGACACTAAGAAGAATGTCGGCCCCAAGATTTATTCTTGCGGCAAGCAGGTTCACGCCAAGATTCTTCGGGCAATTATCGGTGATCCTAGCGCTGGTGAAAAGGGGCTAGGAGATGTTACCCACCCGAAGGACGGTCGTGACTTCCGAGTCGTCAAGAAGGTTATCAAGGGTGGTGGTAACAAGGAATACCCCAACTACGATAACTCGAAGTTTGATGATGTGTCCCCAGCAGGTTCTCCAGACGAGTTGGAAAACTGGCTTGAAAATCTCCATGATTTGCAGGCTTTGAGAGTCGTCAAGAGTCCTGAAGAACTCAAGCAAGCTTTGAGAGTTCACTTGGGGATGGTTGTCGAGGGCGTTGCTAAAGACGATGAATTGAGCGAATTCCGTAACGTGGGTGTAAGCTCGGCTCCAAGCCGTCCATCGAATGTTTCGGAATCAGTTCGTGAAGAATTGGCTGTATCTTCTGCTCCCGTCACATCTTCGGAAAGCAAAGAGGATATTCTCGCCCCAGATGATGATTTTTTGAAAGAACTTGAAGGTATGTAAGGCATTTTAATGTTGGGGTATATGTCAAAATATACCCCAACATCTTCGTTTATCAACGTGTTTACGCACAAGGAAGAATAATGGCTAAGAAAAAAGCAAATTCAGATGGCTTGGTGGATGATAGTTTGTTTGAGGAATTGGCTGAGCTAACAGGCGGCGATGTATTAAACTCTATTGATTCGATAAAGTATTTTGTGGACACAGGTTCACTTGCACTTAATTATATTTGCTCTGGCCAGTTCATTACGGGCGGAATTCCCGGCGGCAAACTGACTGAGATTTATGGTCCTAACTCGTCTTCCAAATCATTGTTAGGAGCAAATATTCTCTTCGGTTGTCAGAGGGCCAAGGGTGTTCCCGTATTGCTGGATTGCGAAAACAGTGCGAACAAAGAATTTATTCAGAAAGCATCTCACTGTAATTTGAAAAGAATTGTTAGACATACTCCTCAGTCGTTGGAGCAAGTCTTCAATAAGATGTACAAAGTGATTGAAGCGGCTCGTACAAAAATCCCAATGGAAACTCCTATTGTAATCGTTTATGATTCAATTGGGGTGTCACCTTCCGAGAGAGAGCTTAGAGAAGTCAAGTTGCCGGAAAACTATACGGCTGCTGACTTTAAGAAAATTGTGGGCGGGCATGAGCAGCCGGGTGAAAGAGCGAAGATTTGTTCTCGTGAGTTTCGTAAGCTCAATACGATTATGGAAAAATATAATGCGACGGTTGTTATTCTAAACCAAACCAGAGCAAAAATTGGTGGTTACGCACCAATGGGTCAACAAGCTCTTACTACGGCTGGCGGTGGAAATGCGTTGCCTTTCTATGCTTCTTGCCGTTTAGAGACTAAGACGCAGCAAAAGATTGAAAAGAAGATTACTGCCAAGAAGAAGAAGATTCTTGGGATCAATGTTAGGTTGAAAAACGTCAAGAATAAAACGCATAGACCTTTTGTTGAATCGGATAATATTCAATTATTGTTCGATAAGGGTGTTAATCCTTTGAGTGGTCTTTTGACTTGCTTACTGGATGCAGAGCGATTGGAAATGAAGGGTGCTGGGAACTTCATGGTGAAGGAACCTTGGGCGGGTGGAGCTGAAATTAAATTTAAGGCAAGTTTGGAAAGAAATGACTTGCCTACTGAGATTTTATTTCAATGTCCTGCTTTGATTGATGCGATTTCCGCAGAGCAGATCAAGGAATACTTGGAGCCATTTAA